TATAGGGGTTTCCGATTGTAGAGTGTGCCGCACGAAAGACACACAATTATTTATTCTGGCGTCTCTTGTGGTTTAATCTTTTTACCAATATTATACTTCTGCTCAAGAATCCATTCGCCTTTGTCCTTATATGCCAGGACTTTGATTTGATTTAATGGAGCAATATCACTTACTCTTTCTTCATCAAAAACAGTTACAAGTCCCCAGTCACAAAGCAATCTAACAATACGATTCCGACGTTGTACATCATTTACAGTAAGGTTTGCTCTTTTGCCATCAAGGGCAAAGAGTTCTTTAAAATGAACAATATAATACTTACCCTGTTTATGTAAAATGTGGCAAGATTGATATAATTTTTTCTCCTTACGTGATGCAACACCAATACGAGTTAGTGTCTCACGAACTTTGAGAAAATCATCTGGTTCATTTAAAAAGACTTCTACCATTTGGTCCTGAGACCAATTTACTGTAGGTTCTACCGTAGTAGTCATTTTGTTCCTCCAATATCAAGTCGTTGTTTAATAAAGTTAATCTGGTCTTTAGTCAGGATCTTCAGAGCTTGTGATGCCTTTTCATTACTATAACCATAGTATTGTTTTACACATTCTAAATCCGTGACTTTATCCTTACGGAGCCAGGGAGAAAATCTCTTCTTTTTCCTCAAAGTATTTAGATAGAAAGAATATTGCATATCTTTATCTAAGTTGGCATACTTGTTCATCTCATTAGCGAATAGAACGCAATCAAGATGACCAGACAAACAACGATTAATAATATACGGAGGATATGACTTGATATCTTCAGACAAATCCTCCTTGGTGAAGTTAATTGAGTTCAACCAATCTTTCAATTCCATTATTTAAAATACTGCAGTAACACTCACAATTTTAGCACCAGGATTGCGATGAAGGGCAACCTTACGTGCATCTTGATAATCAGTAGCAACTACCTCTTCAGTAAAAGTAGTTCCTGCCTTATACAGTTTGACTTGACATTTCATAATTAAAAAGTAGTAGTTCCTTTCTTGCTTTTTGATCTCTCATATACTCACCGACTGACCGCATTGTGTAAGTCAAATCAAACTCACCAGTTCTCCACATCTTGAATCTGTCCTTTACCAGTTGGTCAGAGTTATAACTAATCAACTGAGGCATAAAGCATTCATCACAATCCTTGGCAAACCTATCGTGGTCAAATCCTCTGTGCATTGAACCTTTCTTACCATACAGATTATCCTTGATATCATATGGAGGATCCAGATAAACAAAGGTATCACCCTCATTGTCCATCAGATAATCATATGAATAATTAGTAATCTTCCAATTAGAAATTAGTCGCGAATATCCTGGGAGTTTTTCAATTCCTCGCAATGAGAAGTTGGAGTCACTTGCTTGTTTTGAGAAAGAGGACGATTCGGTGAGACCACTAAAAGAGCACTTATTAACAATATAAAAACTGACAGCACGCCATAGAGCGTCATTATTGGATTCATCGTTTAGATACTCCTTTGATTCTAAGAATAAAACTTTTGCAGAAACCGGATCAGGATATTTAGACTTGAGTTCTTGCAATTTAGTTTTCATCTCTGGTCCAAACATCTGGAGTTGTTGCCAGAAGTTGACCAGGGGTTCATATAGGTCATTGACCCAGAGGTCTAGATGTGGATACTTCTTGGTAATATGTAGGGCAACACTGCCACCACCAAGAAATGGTTCTCTAAACTCCTTATATTCACGAAGGTCAGGAAAGTAAGGGTCCATCTTTAGACAAGCACGGGATTTACCCCCTGGATATCTGAGGGGTGTCTTGAAAGATTTCATTGACTAATCTTCACAAACGTATTAGTAAGTGCATCAAGACTCTTGGACATTTGATGATAACCAGCACCAATATAAATTTGACCTGAAACTACTGCAAAGGTTGCAGCACCCCAGAACCAGTAATACCATTTAGTTTTTACTTGATGCTTTTTCATAGAATCAACTTCTTGCTAGGTTTTTCAATTGGTGAGAAGATACTTTCGTACTTATCAACTACATCATCATCACATTCTACCATATAAACAATGAACTTACGTTCAACAGTAATCTCTGGTTTTTGTTTGCTAATGACTGTTGCCCAAGGAGCAAACGCAACACCATTAGCATTGGGAATTACAACCAGACCATTCTTTATAGTAATAGTATTTTCATCTTCAGAGAGAAGTTCAACAATAACTTCCTCACCAGTAACGATACGCAGTAATTTTACATTCATTTGAATTCACACTCCACCATAATTTCAGTTAGACAAGCAAGCATATTTATTTCCTGATCCGCAACGAACGCCATCTGATACTGATACTTAGCAAGAACAAGCACAGCAGCAGGAATAGAACTATTGGTAAGGGATTCTGAAAGAGCATCGTAGATACGACGCAGAAGAACAGAAGTATCATTGTCCAGGTTATTAACAACCCATTTACGTACTTCAGGAAAGTTTTTTTCCTTAAGGTTTTTAACCAAGTCATTTACTTTTACATCACTAAAGGTAGCAAGAATGCCTGTATCAATTTTGCCACTAGAAGAATAGCGTTGGCATTCATTTAGGACTCTTCTCCAGTCGGGGAAGTGTTTATTGATGAGTTCGACAAGAACTTTTGGATCCGCTTCCACACCCTCTGTCTCAAGTATAGACCGGAGACGGTTGAAGAATGCTGCTGCAAGTCTTGGTTTGTTTTTGGAATTGGAGGTGAACTCAATACAGGCACATCGACTATGGAGGGGTTCGATGATTTTGTTTTTGAAGTTGCAGGTAAAGATGAATCTGCAGTTGCCAGAAAACTCCTCTGTAAACGCCCTAAGTAGGAGTTGTACATCGTTTGTTGTGTTATCAGCCTCATCGATGATGATGACTTTGTGTTTAGCATCTGACGAAAGTGAGACGGTCGAAGCGAAATTCTTTGCAGTATTTCTGACCGTATCAAGAAATCGTCCTTCATCGGATCCATTGATGACATAAACATCTACTCCTAGTTCATTACACAGTGCTTTAGCAACAGTGGTCTTACCACATCCAGCAGGTCCTGCCAACAGAAGGTTAGGAACCTCACCTTTTTCCAAGAAGTCTTGGAAGGTTTTTTTGATATCCTCTGGGAGAATACAATCTTCAATAGTTTTAGGTCGATACTTCTCAACCCAAAGAAATTCATTATTCATTCAGAAGCTCTCCACTGCTTTCTCATTGTAACATAGTCTTGATCATATGCAGCAAGGTCTCTTTTTACTTTGAAGACCTTTGCTGATTTTGCTTTTGTATTCGTAAGGCAGTCGGACTCAAAGGGTAGTACACTCCTACCTTTCGCATATTTTCGTCCCGAACTATGATTGGCATACCGTCTGGCGCGGGTGAATCCCATCTCAAGGAATTTTCTCGCCATGTCCATGCCAATGAAATCTTTCCCTTCTCTATATTCACAGAACATCCTGTAAATTTTATTAGAAGATCTAATAGCCGTCTCTTCATCTACAAACCTCCAGTGAGAACAAATGTCGTTTGTATAAGGGCGAACCAGTAGAACTCCTTGTTCTCCCCTTCCAATACGATAAAGTCCACGAATTTTTGGATCTGTGAAGTCAAGAGACTTGTAATCCAATTCATAATCAAATTCCTTCAATTCAGTTCCACCTCAAGGTGTTTAGGTACTTTAGCACGTCTTGTCTTATGTCCATCAATTCATGGTAACACTTTTGATTGTGAGCACAATGCCGAAGAGAAGTATCTGGTTTATGAACCGACTCGATAAAGATGTCTAGTCCACGATTCCACTTCTCTTGTTTACTTTCATTATCTTGAATTGTGTTTTGATCTTTCATAGTTAGATCCATTCAGGTTTACGGTGAGGCAGGCGAAGATAATTGTCTGCAACCCAAGGTTTAGATGCAATATACATCTTGTATGCCGTAAAGATATCTATGCTCATATCATACTTAAACTCATCAGGTCCAGCAAACACAAATGGTTTAGGATCTTTGCCAGATCGCCCTGTAGGGTCTCCAGTAGGCAGGATCTCCTTTGCTGCTAGCAATGTGTGGTAGCAGGTGTGGACCTTGCCATAGCGAGCAGTGTACTCGTCACAGAGGGCAATGCCGTGCTGAAGCAACCACTGCCAGTTCATCACGAAGTCATTTGCCCAAATCGTACAGGGGTGATTACGAAAGGCACCCTTCTCAGTAGCATAGGGAGTACCGTCTGCTTTAGGAAGAGTGCCAAAGTTGTGTCCCCATTTGTCAGAGCATACAATAGCAAGCATCTGACAGGTCTCTAGGGGCATCTTGACGATGTGCTTGTC